CTACAAGTATAGTAGAGAAAATCTATACAATCTTGTTGAACGTGGTCAAGATGCGATTGATGGTATCTTAGATTTAGCACGTGAAGGTGAACATCCAAGAGCATACGAAGTTGCAGGTCAGTTAATTAAAAGTGTAGGTGAAGTCACAGAGAAACTTTTAGACTTACAAGAAAAGATGAAGAAGTTAAAAGATGTGCCAGATAAAGCACCAAAGAATGTGACTAACGCATTGTTTGTAGGTTCAACAACAGAATTATCAAAATTACTAAAAGGTAAAAAACTAAAAGATGAGTAACCAAGATATCTATTTAGGTAATCCCAATCTTAAAAAAGCAAATACAAAGACAGAGTTTACAAAGAAACAAGTCGAAGAAATTGCAAAGTGTATAGAGAATCCAATATACTTTATTGAGAATTATATTAAGATTGTTACCCTGGATAGAGGTCTTGTACCATTTGAGATGTATAACTTTCAAAAACAAATGGTTGATACATTCCATGATAATCGTTTTACAATCTGTAAACTACCTCGTCAGTCAGGTAAATCGACAACGATTGTTTCTTATCTGATGCATTATGTGATGTTCAACGATAATGTCAACGTGGCAATTCTTGCAAACAAAAGTTCAACTGCCAGAGATATTCTGGGAAGATTACAACTTGCATATGAAAACTTACCTAAGTGGATGCAACAAGGTGTATTGAACTGGAACAAAGGTTCTTTAGAATTAGAAAACAATAGTCGTATCATTGCCGCCTCAACATCATCAAGTGCAATTCGTGGTGGTTCTTTCAATGTAATTTTCTTAGATGAGTTTGCTTTCGTACCTAATAATATTGCTGAACAATTCTTTAGTTCAGTTTATCCTACAATTTCTTCTGGTAAAAGTTCTAAAGTGATGATTGTTTCTACACCACATGGTATGAATATGTTCTATAAATTATGGAATGATTCTGTGAATGGTAATAATAGTTTTCAAAATATCGAAGTGCATTGGTCAGAGATACCAGGACGTGATGAGAAATGGAAAGAAGAAACAATTAAGAATACAAGTGAAGCACAGTTTCGAACAGAGTTTGAGTGTGAGTTTTTAGGTTCTGTTGATACATTAATCAGTGCATCTAAACTCAGAATGTTATCACATAATCCTCCAATTCATTCACGTGCAGGTTTAGATATCTTTGAACAAGTGCAAAAAGATCATCATTATTGTGTGACTGTTGACGTTGCACGTGGTGATCTAAACGACTATTCAGCATTTGTTGTCTTTGATACCACACAGATGCCTTATCGTATTGTAGCAAAATATAAAAACAATGAGATTAAACCACTTGTCTTTCCTAATATCATCAACGAAGTTGCAAAGAATTATAATCACGCTGAGATACTGGTTGAGGTCAATGATATTGGTGGACAAGTTGCAGATACGTTACAGTTTGATTTAGAATATGATAATCTGATTATGGTCTCTCAAAGAGGTCGTTCTGGTCAGATTGCAGGTTCTGGATTCTCTGGTTCTGGAGGAGGAGGAGCTGGTGGTACAACGAAGGCTGTAAAGAAAGTTGCATGTTCCAATCTCAAACAGATGATTGAAGCAGACAAATTACTCATTAATGACTTTGATATTATCTCTGAATTATCAACATATATTCTCAAAGGCACGTCAAAATACGAAGCAGATGATGGTTGTTCAGATGATTTAGTGGCATGTTTATTGTTATTTGCATGGTTAACAACACAAGTTTATTTTAAAGAATTGACTGATAATGACCTAAGAAGTCGTATATTTGAAGAACAACAGAATCTAATCGAACAAGATATGGCACCCTTTGGATTTGTCGATAATGGGGTAGATGATCCAATGGATGAAGATACGATTGATGAATATGGAGTTCGTTGGACACCAGTAGTTCGAAAAGGACTGTAAATTTTGATTATTATAAATAGTCGTATAATTACTAAATTTAGTAAATAAGGAGAACAGACAATGGCATTTTTAGTATCACCCGGTGTTCTCGTAACTGAAAAGGATCTAACAAACGTAGTACCTGCCGTAGCTACATCAATTGCAGGCATCTCCGTTGTTAGTGAAAAAGGGCCGATGGATGAGATCGTTGCGATCTCAAGTGAGCAAGAATATGTAAAGACATTTGGTAAACCAGATTCTAACACATTCGAATATTTCTTTAGTGCAACCAACTTTTTACAGTACGGAAACGCATTAAGAGTGGTCAGAGCTGTGACTGGTAACCTCAACGCTTCAGGCGATGGTTCAGGTATACAGATCAAAAATACAGACCACTATACTAACAATTACGCCGATGGTTCTGGTTCAGTTGGAAGCTGGGCTGCAAGAACTGCTGGCACTTGGGGTAACAACCTCAAGGTATCTATGTGTACAAATTCAACCGCATTCGAACAAACTATGCCTTCCGATAACTTGGTAGCTTCTGCCGCATCTAAAGGTGCGACATCTATCACAGTTGACGATGGTACAGAGTTTAATGTAGGCGACTTACTAGAGTTCGGCGATATTAGTGGAAACTTCAACGCTGCTCCTTCTGGTGAGTATTATAAAGTTACTGCAATTTCTTCTAACACCTTGACAATCGCAAGAGTAAACACTAACGTTGAAAGTGGTTTATCTGCTGGTCAGACAGGTTTAAAAGATGCTGTTGACGATAATGCATACATCAAAAGACGTTGGGAATATTTCTATCTCTTTGATTCTGCTCCAGGAACATCACAATACGCTTCAGACAACGGTGGTTCAAATGATGAACTTCACATTGTTGTTGTTGACGAAGACGGTGGTATCACTGGCGTTGCAGGTTCAGTCCTAGAGAAATACGAAGGTTTATCTCAAGGTTCAGATGCGAAAAACGCTCAAGGCGGAACAAACTATTACGTAGATGTTTTATACAATAGTTCAGAATACATCTATTGGATGGATCATGAAACATCACTATCAGGTGCTGGTGCTTCTGTAACAGGCAATACATTTGACAATACAGGAACTGCATCACATACTGTTTTCAGTACATCACTTTCTGGTGGAACTGATGACAACGTACCGACAAATGGTGAATTAGAACTAGCATATGACAAGTTTGCTGATACTGAATCAGTTGACGTAAACTTCCTCATTGGTGGTCCTTCACAAACAAACGCAGATGCAACTGGCGACACAAAGGCAACCATGTTAATTGATCTTGCTGAAACAAGAAAAGATTGCGTGGCATTTGTATCACCTGCAAGAGCAGACGTTGTGAATGTAACTGATCCTATCGCACAAACAGAAAACGTTGTAGCATTCGCTGACGGTTTACCATCAAGTTCATACGCTGTAATCGATTCAGGTTATAAGTATCAGTACGATAAGTATAACGATGTTTACAGATATGTTCCATTGAATGGTGATATTGCTGGTCTATGTGCAAGAACTGATCTAGTTGCAGATCCTTGGTATTCACCAGGTGGTCTTAACAGAGGTCAGATTCGTGGTGCATTAAAACTTGCATACAATCCTACACAGGCACAGAGAGATATTCTTTACAGAAAAAGAGTAAACCCTGTAACTTCATTCCCTGGTCAAGGTATTGTATTGTTTGGTGATAAGACTGCATTATCCAAACCAAGTGCATTTGATCGAATCAATGTAAGAAGACTTTTCATCACATTAGAAAAGGCAGTATCTACTGCTGCTAAATTCCAACTCTTTGAGTTCAACGATGAGTTCACAAGAGCACAATTTAGAAATCTAGTAGAACCTTTCCTAAGAGATGTACAAGGTCGTAGAGGTATCACAGACTTTGCTGTAGTATGTGATGAAACAAATAACACAGGCGAAGTTATTGATAGAAATGAATTTGTTGCAGACATCTTTGTAAAACCTGCAAGAAGTATCAACTTTATCAAACTTAACTTTGTTGCAACAAGAACTGGCGTTGCGTTCAGTGAAGTCGTAGGAGCATAATCATGGCAAACATTACAGATTTTGTATCTAAACTTAAAGGCGGCGGAGCAAGAGCTAATCAGTTCAAAGTAACAATGCCTTTTCCTGGGTATTCAGTTGTAGGTGGTGAAACAGAAAGTATGGCATTCTTATGTACTGCCACTACACTTCCTGGTTCTACTATCGAAGAAATCGCTGTACCATTTAGAGGTAGAAATCTCTATATTGCTGGCGATAGATCGTTTGATACTTGGGAAACAACAATCATCAATGATACTGATTTCTTAATCCGTAATGCGATTGAGAGATGGACTAACGGTATTAACAATATGTCTGATAACGAAGGTATTGTCAACCCAACTGATTATCAAGTTGACGCTTTCGTAGATCATTTAGACAGAAATGGCAATACTATTAAGTCTTACACATTTAGAGGAATGTTTCCAACAATTCTGTCACCAGTTGATTTAACATATGAACCAGCGACAGCATTAGAAACATTTACCTGTACTTGGAGATATCAGTATTGGGAAAGTAACACAACTACTTAATAAAGTGGTTAAAAAAAGGGTATAAATAATAGTATGGCAGAATTATTTGGATTTTCTATTACCCGAAAAAAGGACGAGAGGGCAACATCACAAGACTTTACGTTGCCCTCCGTTGATGACGGTTCACAAACGGTCATCGGTGGTGGTGGTCAGATTGGTCATTATCTTGATATTGAAGGTAAGATCAAAGATGAAGCAGATTTAATTAGACGATATAGAGAAGTTGCTATTCAACCTGAGTGTGATCAAGCAATTGAAGATATCGTAAACGAGG